ATTTGATTCTATATAATCATTATAATCATTATTTTTAAATTCTACTTTTATTATTTTTTCATCTGGGTATAAAATATCAATCAATTTATTTTTCTTTTTATAATTTTGAAAATACCAAAGTTTGTCTTCATCATTAAATATATAATTTTCTAGTTTATTATTTTTTAATCTACTAATAATAGGAATGTGAGAAACATCAAGTTTTATTATATTATTTAAAAAAGTTATTTGAATATTATTTATAGTTTGAGTGGTTAGCATTAATATATAATTATACTATTTCTTTAAATTATTTTTAGCAACTTTTTTTTAAAAATTGTTAGAAATATTATTTTTTTACATTGAAATATAAATAATTAAGTAATATTTTACATAATTATTTAGCTGTATAACCATCTGAAAAATAGGTAAATAATTAAGCACCTTAATTTGAGTACGCAGTTCCAGCCATTCCACTCATAACGCGGAGGACATTGTAGTTGACTGTATAAATGTTCAAAGTGGAATCAGATCCCAAATAGATGGTGTCAGCAGCAAAAGCGGGGGTGCTGTTGGGGCCAATGAGAGATAAGTTGAGGGTTGCGTTATCGATACGAGAAAAGTTGCAAGTGCCGGAAGGTTGGTGATCTTCGGGTTTGAGTGCAAAGCTGTATACGTTAACACCATCGGAAGGGGTGTTAGAGAAGTGTTGGTAAGGTTGGACGTAGTTAAAGTAGTTACCATCTCTTTCTTGGAATCTGTCGTGACCGTTCAATTGGAGTTTGGCGGTAGAGACAGGGTTTTGGCTTCTGTCGAGGTATACACCGTAGTTAAATTGATCTTGAATATTGAAAGTATCAACTCCACCAGAAGTTAATCCAAGACCAGCGGTCAAAAAGGTTGTACCAGTACCAGTGAATGCACTACCTGTAAATCCAGAAATTAAGTCTTGAATAGTTACAGAGATATCAGCAATAGTTAAATCGTTTCTAGTAATAACTACATTAGAAGGTGCAGCGGTATATGTAGTACCACCACTAATATCAAACAAAAATTGAGCATCTACCAAAGAAGGTAATCCACTGATGTTATTCCAGTAAGGTACAAGGGTAAGATTAGTATTATAAGAAGATCTTTCTTCAGTTGTGGTAGTTCTAGGTACAGACCATACACCAGAAGTTAAATTTAAACCAGTTCTACTTTGGAGCCAAATTAATTTAGCAGCAAGATCTAAGGCAGCACTCCAGTCAGAAGTAGCAGAGTATGCCAAATAGTCATTGGAGTTTACGTTAGAATCCAAGTGAGCAGCCCAGATCAAATATTTGGAAGGGTGGTTAAAGTTTAATCTGAATTTGTTGGTAGTGGTGCTGGTTAAAGATTCAGATCCAGTGAATTGTAATTGTTCAATCAAATATTCGTGACTGGCTTGGGCAAATCTCTTTCTTTCTTCAGAATCGAGGTATACGTAGTCAATCAATAAGTAGTTGTCATCCATACCTACACCGGTGCTGCTACCATTAATACCTTCGTAAGCTTGAGAGTTAATGCAAGAATCAAGAGTTGCATATTGGATGGTTACACGAACATCGTGGTATTGAAGAGCGATCAAAGGTAAAGCTAATCCGTTGAATCTGTTAAACCAATAAGTAAGAGGAATGTACAAGTAGGCAGCATCGTGGTAAGTAGAGAATTTTTGGAAAGATTCAGAATCACCGATCATGATTCCGTGACCTCTTTCTTGTCCAACTTTGTGGGTTAATTCATACCAGATGTTTAACCAATCACCGTATTGTTCATCGATTTTAGAACCACCGATTTCTACTTTGGTTTCAGCGATCATGGCATAACCTAAGCGTCTGACGTATGCCCAGGCGATGTCTTCATCGGGGGAACCAGTTACATCACCACCGGAAAGTTGTACTACAGAGTACATGTTAGTAATTAAGTCGCCGTTTCTGTTGATGGTAGCAGTTACGGTACGACCAAAGTCGGGAGTACCGTTCCATACTTGTTGAATAGGTTCAACAGCGAAGTTAGTGTGTCTACGATAGACAACTTTGAAGAAAGTAATTTGAGGATTACCAGTTAAATAAACGTCTTGTGCGCCGTAAGCGACGAGTTGCATTAAGCCTCCACCCATGGATTATATACTTTATATAAGAAAAAAATTTAAAAATTTATTTTATATATTTTTTTACTGAGTTTGGTAAAAATCTATACTAAAATTCAAAAAATTATAATATTTTTTAGATATTTTTATAAAAATTACATATTTTATAATAAAAATATATAAAGTATTTTTCATAATAATTACTATATGTCTAAAGCAACGGACATTAAAAAAACATCAACTCTTGAAAATAAACATAGAATCAAGATAAAAGAATTTGAAAGTGAAAAAGAAAATATAAACTCTTTAGAAGACTCGTTGAATAAAATAAATAATGAAATTAATGAATTAGACAAGATAAGAGATAAATTTACCATTGTAGAACAAGGTAGACGTGCAGAATTATTAGATAATAAAGAAATTACTGAAAAAAAAATATTTTCATTAAAAAATAATTTCAAAGAAATGGACTATTATGATACAACTGGTGACTTATTATATTCCTATTATAATATTAGAGATAATGATAATGAAAAAAAAGAATCAAAAAATATTTTAAGTTTTCTATCTAAAAAAAATGTAATTGTAGAAACTCCTAAAACAGGAAAAAACAAATCAGAATTATTTGAAAAATATTGTCAAATTACCGAAGGAATTAGAGTGAATTTAGATGATGGGTCCAAAAGAATTAAAATCTGCTTAGAATGCAATATTGAAAAAATTTTAAATATTGCAGAATCTTCATATATCTGTCAAGAATGTGGTGATATGGAAGTAATTATATTAGACGAAGATGTTAAAATCAAAGACTATTCTCCATATAAAAGATTAAATAGATTCAGAGAATGGTTAAATGCATTTCAAGCTAAACAATCTCCAGAAATTGATGACCAAATTTATAGAGATATTATTGAAGAATTAAATAGAAAGAGAATTAATGATTTATCTACATTAAATAGATCAAAGATGAGAGAAATTCTTAAAAAACTAAAGTATAATAATTTGTATGAACATATTCATTATATTATTAATAAGTTATCTGGATTACCACCACCTAAAATAACTAGAGATATGGAAAAAATGTTTGTAAAAATGTTCTTACTTATTCAAGATCCTTGGATGAAATATAAACCAAATGATAGAAAAAATTTCTTATCATATTCATTTGTTTTACATAAATTTTGTGAATTATTAGAATTAGATCATTTATTAGATTGTTTTCCTTTACATAAACAATTAGACATATTGATGGAAAATGATGTTATTTGGAAAAAAATTTGTAATGATTTAAACTGGGATTTTATTTCATCTTTTAAATAAAAAAATCTAATTATGTATAATGAATCAAATTATACATAATATCTCTGTAATTCTTATATTTTTTGGGGCAATTTTATTAACCTATAATTTAACAAAAAGTTATAGTAAATGTACTATTGTAAAACAAAATGAAATGACCGATGGAGATCAAATTTTAGACCAAGAAAATCCTTCTTTAATTTATGAAAAAATGTTTAGACAAAATGATCTTTGGATGGGATATGCTGATTTTAATGCTAGAAATAATTTTAATGGTAATTTAATTTAAAGATAAATAGATATTTATGTTTAATGCCTGAAGTTGATTATTTATTAAAAGATCCTATCATACCAGATAACCAGAATTTTTGTTGTATGTCTTTGTGGTTAAGTGATGATAAAAAAACAATAAAATATATTAGAGTTAGTGGAGCCTTTAAAACAATTGAAGAAGCACAAGAACAAGTTGCACTATTAGGAGAGAATAGAGGTCATTTTAATTTTTGTGCAGAATTAGGTGCTTGGAATGCATTTGATCCTGTTCCAAACAAAAGTAATCTAAATGATCAATTAAATCTAATGATGAAAAATTATTTAATTAGTTTTGAAAGAAAAAATCTTGAATTTGAACAAAGAAAATATACTTTAATTTCGCAAAATATTAGAGAAAATCTTGTATTGAAAGAAGAACAATTGAATAGATTAAAAGAAGAATTGAGTTTACTTACTGTAGAAAGAGAAATAGAAAGAAAGAAAGAATCAATTAGTAAATTTGAAGAAGGTTTGAAATCTCAATATGCTAAACTTAAAGAAAATGAAGATAAAGAAAAAATATATAATGAAAAAATTAAAAATATTACAATAGATTCTAAATTTATTAGTGAAGAAACAATTGAAAATCAAAATGAACCTATTATTTTTGAAGGTCAAGTTAAAAGAACTACCGAGAAAGTACCTAACCAAAATTGGTTTTGTGTATCATTTTTAACAGAAGAAAATAAAACATTAGTTGGAATTAAAATTAGTGGATGTTTTGATAAAGAATCAGATGCAAATGACCATTCTAAAGCAATTAGAGATATTAATGATAAATTTAGTATATTAGTAGGAGAACTATATAAATGGTGTCCTTTTAATCCTGATGCAGATTCTCAAGAAGCAGGTGATTCTGAATATTCCAATGATAAATTAAATGAAACAATGAAAGGAAAGAAAGAAAATGAAAAGAAAGCTCAAATGTTTCATGAATATAGAAAATATGAATTAATTAATAAAAATTTACAAGAAAGTTTATCTTCTAAAGTTACTGAAAAAGATACACTTGCAAAAGAATTAGAAAATACAACTAGTACTGAAAATAAATTATCTTATCAAGAGAAATTATTAGAACTAGAAAAACAAATTGAAAAATTAGAAGGTAAAAAGAAAGAAATTACTGAAAAAGAATCAGAACTATCTGAAAAATTAGGACTAAATAATAAAGGTAGTACTATGAACGTTTAAGATCTAATTTTTTCAACAACTAACTTTATATTATTTCTCTTTTTAGCTAATGCTATACCTGGGTCAAAAATTGGTAATCTTTTATTCCATTCTTTGTCAAAGTGCTCTTTATGATATTTTTTATATTTATTACAACCAACTGTGAAATCGGGAACGTCTTTTGCTTTATACCAATAAACTTTATCTGCTATATTTTTTGAATGTATACGATTATCTATAACCATAACACCAAAGTTTTCAGTAATTTCACTAAATACTTGTTCAAAAACAGCTAAAGTTGGAAACATTCCAGCGTAGTGTTCATATAATCTTTTTCTGTTACTGGTAAAATCTTCCGCTAACAAAAAAATGTAATCAAAGTTACTTCTTAATTCTGGTGGAATTCCTAAAGAAAATTGCATAGTTAAAATAAATGATATATGATGGTGTCTTCCATTAAAAAATAATTCTAATATTTGAGGATCTTTTAACCAATCTCCTTTACTTGACATACAATCATCCATAATTAACATTAAACTATCATCCTTTTGTTTTTTACCATCTTTCTTTCTTTTAGAATTATCTTCATTTAATCTAGATTGTCTTTCATAAATTTTAGATAAAATTTCTGTATCAAATTTATCAAAGATATAACTATCAGGACAGAAATCACCATAAAATCTATTTAGTTTCTCTGTTTTAGAAATTACAGTAACCGCTGGAATATTTCTTTTATGATAAAGAATTTCACGAGTTAAATAAGATTTACCTGAGGCTCTTTTAGCAATCATAGCAATAGTGCAATGCTCTGCCATTTTGTGAATAGGAAATTTTTTTAATTGTAATCTAGATGCTCCAAAA